TTAAACCACACTTTAAAAGTTGGAGATTTTGTTTTATTTTATAATCCAGCTAGTAATAATCCTATAGAAAGTTTTAATTTAGGAAGTAATCTTTTTCCAATATTTGCAGTATCAGATGCAATAACGGCTTCAGCAACAACAGCAACATTTGATTCTAATACTAATTTTCCCACAACAGGGTTTTATTTTATACAAAGTGCAACTTCGCCAAGTTCAACAAATCCAAAATATGTTCCTGTTATTCAAAGAGAAGTTATACAATACACAGGTAAATCTGGAGGATTAACATTAACAGGTTTAACAAGAGGAACTAATGCTCTATTTAGAGGAGAAACACCAGAAAGCACAGAAGCAACTGCACATTCTGCTGTTAATGTTTTTCCAGGTTTAGAAATACAATCTGTAACAACTAGAACTGAGAATACAGGTGCTATGCCGGCTACAAAAATAGTTAATACTGGCTTCACTGTGACCTTGCCTTATAACGCAGTTGGTAATATAACAGGTGGTGGAGAAAACATTTATGTTAGTCCAATGATAAGAGGTATATTATGATAAATTATATTTGGAATAAAATTAAAAATATTTTTAAACCTGAAAAACAAGATCCACATCTTGCTATGTACGAAGAAGTTAAACATAAACCAGATCCTTGTAATAAACATATATATTATAGAAAAAGTTGTAAAGTTTGTAGAGATTTAAAACTAGCAGGAGTTATTTAATGGCTGGATTAAGTGCATCAGGATTAATAACTCAAATTAGAAGTTACACAGAAACAGATTCAAATGTTTTAACAGATGCTGTTGTAGAAAATATTATATTAAATGCACAATATAGAATTTTTAGAGACGTGCCAATAGATGCAGATAGAAAACAACAATTAGGTAATTTTGTTGCTGGACAAGAGTCTATAAATGCTCCAGCAGGATGTTTATTTATTAGAGGGATACAAGTTTATGATACAGCAGGATCAGCTATTACAGGAGCTAATAGATTTTTAGAAAAAAAAGATATGTCTTATCTTCAAGAATATCAAGATATAACAGGTACATCAGCAGCACAAGGTCAACCTAAATATTACGCTTCATTTGGTGGTGCTACAGGAGAATCAGATACTACATCTGGTAGAATATTTTTAGCTCCTACACCAAATACTACATACAGATTTAGAATACATTTTAACAAAATGCCTGATTTATTAGAAGGCAGTGGTACTAATTATATTAGTATGAATTTTCCAAATGGGCTTTTATATTGCTGTTTATCAGAGGCTTATGGATTTTTAAAAGGTCCAATAGATATGTTGACACTTTACGAAAATAAATATAAACAAGAAGTACAGAAGTTTGCTAACGAGCAAGTTGGTAGAAGACGAAGAGACGATTACACAGACGGAGCAGTCAGAATACCAGTAAACTCGGCAAACCCGTAGGAGATTAAATTATGGCAATAACATCAGCAATATGTTCAAGTTTTAAACAAGAACTTTTACAAGGTAAACACAGTTTTGAATCTTCAGGTGGACACACTTTTAAGATTGCCCTTTTTACAAGTTCTGCATCATTAGGTGCAGCTACAACTGACTACTCAACATCAAACGAAATATCAAATACATCAGGATCTGCATATTCTGCAGGTGGTGCAGCTTTAACTAACACTGGAGTTGGATTAACTAGTACAACTGCATTTACAGATTTTTCAGATGTAACTTTTTCATCTGCTTCTTTCACTGCAAATGGTGCTATGATCTATAACACAACAACAAATGGTGGTTCTTCAACTACAGACGCTGTTGCTATTATTGCTTTTGGTGGTGATAAAACAGCTAGTAATGGAACTTTTAAAATAGAATTTCCTGCAAACGATTCATCAAACGCAATCATTAGATTAGCATAGGAGGCCGACCATGTCGGTAAACTCAGGATGGGGCCGGTTAACCTGGGATCAGGCTAATTGGGACAGGGCCGTAACTTTTAAAACAGGTTGGGGTGCACAAGCTTGGAACGATGGTGAATGGGGCGAGCTCAAAGATGCAACTATATTTCCAACAGGTTTATCTATTACATCTAGTGTTGGCTCGGTTGACATACCTGATGTTATAATTACACCAACAGGACAATCTATTACATCTTCACAGGGAGAGGCTTTTGTTCCTGTTGTAATAGAAGGAATAGCATCAACATTTTCGATTGGCTCAGTATCTGTTGTAGATATGCAGGTAGGATTAACTGGTCAGTCTACAACTAGTTCTATTGGGTCTACAACTGTCAATGATATGACTATTGGTCTATCAGGTCAATCTTTTACCGCAAGTCAAGGAACAGCAAAAGCACCAAACGAAACAGCAATTCTTTCTGGTGTATCAATTACATCTGCACAAGGAACAGCTACAGGAACATCTTCTCAAGAAGCATCATTAACAGGAATATCTTTTAGTGCTAGTGTTGGTAGCCTAACAATACCAAATGATACAGTTCAGCCATCTGGATTAGAAGCTACATTTTCTCAGGGGACTATCATAGGATTAGGTGGAGCCGTAGCTCAGCTATCAGGTTTAAGCATGACATCTAGTGTTGGTTCTTTAACAATAGAAGAAGGCTTAGGATTAACAGGTCAATCATTTAGTGCTAGTGTTGGATCTATAACTTTAACCGATATTATTATTGGATTAACAGGACAATCTATAACTACAAATATTGGAACAGTTGATATATTTGCTTATGGCGATGTTGACACTGGTTCAAATACATCATATAGTAATATTTCGACAGGTTCGAATGATACATATTCGGATGTTGCAACTGGATCAAATACAAGTTATAACGATGTAGCAGCGTAGGAGAATTTTTTATGGCATCAACATACACCCCTTTGGGTATTGAACTTCAAGCAACTGGTGAAAACGCCGGTACATGGGGAACAAAAACAAATAATAATTTAAGTTTAATTGCAGAATTAACAGGTGGTTTTGCACAGGTATCAATTGCCGGTGGAGCAGCTACTACTGCTTTAACTGTTGTTGATGGTGCAACAACTGGTACAGCTCAAAGAAGAATGATTGAGTTTACAGGTACTATTACAGGAAATCAAATCGTAACCATACCTTTAGATGTAGAAACTTTTTATATTTTAAGAAATTCAACTTCAGGTTCATACACTGTTCAATTTAAATATGCTTCTGGTTCAGGATCTACTTTTACTTTTGCTACAACAGATAAAGGAGATAAAATTCTTTTTGCTGCAGCTAATGATGGATCAAACCCTGATATTAAAACTCTTGCAATCGGAACAGGCATAACGAGTGTCGCTGCAGATACAACTCCACAATTAGGTGGCGATCTTGATATGAATGGTCAAGACATTGTAACAACTTCAAATGCAGATATAGAATTAGCACCAAATGGAACAGGACACGTAACTGTTAAAGGTAATGATAATCAAGGTGCTATTCAATTTAATTGTGAAAATAATTCTCATGGACAACAAATAAAAGCTGCACCGCACTCAGAAAGTGCTAGTAATATTTTAACAATACCAAGCACTGGTGGCAACTCAACTATAGTATCAGATGCTTCTACATCAACTTTAACAAACAAAACTTTAACAGCTCCAAAAATTGCAGATGCTGGTTTTATTGCAGATGCAAATGGAGCGGAACAAATTATATTTCAAACAACAGCCTCAGCAGTTAATGAATTAGAAGTAACTAATGCTGCAACAGGAAATAATCCTGCTATTGCTGCATCAGGTGGGGATACAAATGTTGGTTTAGAATTCACAGCAAAAGGAGCTGGATACATTAAATTTAACGATCTAGCTTATATTCCACAACAAGCATTAACATCATCATCGAATGCTGTTGCATGGGATGTGCAAGCAAAACCAAATGCATATCACCTAACAACAGAAAATACTACTTTCTCTGCACCAACTAATTCAGTTGAAGGCTCATTTATTTGTTTAGAAATAAACTATAATGGTTCGCACACAATAGCTTTTAATACAGTATTTGAATTTGCAGCATCAACTGCACCCACATTCACAAGTGCAGATGGTAAGGCAGATATTCTTGTGTTTAGATACAATGGCGCTGTATGGCAAGAAGTAGGTAGAACATTAAATTTAAGTGAAAGTTAAAATATGTACGCATTAGTAGAAAACAATGAGATAACAAAATTAATTACAAATCCTAAATCTTTAGTGATTGGTGATGTAAGATACCCAGCTAAAATATTTTCTTTATGGTCAGCTTCAGAATTAAATGCCATAGGTATTTATGAAATAGTAACTGATTCAACAAATAAAAAAGATGAAAAATGGTACATCAATACTAATGAATCTTATACATTTGCAGACAATCAAGTAACAAGATCATGGGGAACTGCTACACCTAAAGCACACGCAGATGTAACAAAAACAATTGATGGAGTTGAATCTACTACACCTGGTCTTAAAACAAATTTAATTAGAGATTTAAAAATAACAGTTGCTAATGAACTTGCTAGAACTGATTGGTACATAACTAGAAACACAGAAAAATCTACTGCTATACCTAGTGCTATATCTACTCACAGAGATGCAGTTAGAACTAAACAAGCAGAAATGGAAACTGCTATAACAAATGC